GAGAGCATTCCCAGAAAACACTCCTATTGACCATGTAAAGAGTATGAGTATTGTTGATATCAATAGAAATAACTTAAAGATACCATTGAATATATCATTGACCATAATTTGTTTTCCTTTGTTTAAAATATACGAAAAAAAATTTCATATAAAAAGTATAGAGTTCTGCTGAGTTTTCGAGACCGTTGTATTCATGTTATCTATGTCTTAACAGATCCCTTAACATACTCAAACCTGTTATGCCTAGTTTTAGACACACGGTCTTTATATTAATTTAAGTCTATTCTCTCACCTGTCTTAGTGTTGTTGCCTGTAACGAATTCGTCTTTCTTACCAGCGACTGTTTCAGAGGCATCCCCTGCTACTGTTACATTGAAGTTCCCGCCTATATCTATATTGCAATCATCAGACATCTTCATATTAATATCACCATCAACTGCTATCATATTGATATCACCTTGATTGACTTGTACAGTTACATTTGCACCTGCACCTACTTCTATGTTATAGTTATTACCAACTTCAGCGTTCTTATTCACAAAGACTTTAAGACCTTTATCGATTGTACTCTTAGCTGCCCCTTGTATATGTACATAATCATCATTACTAATGATACTGTAATTATCTTTCTTGACTCGTGTAATCTTTGTGCCCTCGTTGTCGATCTCGTATGCTGTACCTGAAGCGTGCCTCTCATGTATGCGTTGAAACCCTATGGTGTCGTCATACTCTTTGATATGGCCGCCCTCTGTCTCCATCACATGGTTCTTTGGATATAAGGCGTTGTATGTGGTCACGGGTTCAGACCATTCCCCTCCAAGGTCTGCCTTAATCTGTGATGTGCCATCAGCAGCACCCGGGCGTTGGTCAACTGTTCCTGTGACGCCTGCAACGAACTCGATTTCGTCTATATCTGCAATGGATACCTTCTGATCTATATCCTCACGGCGTATAACAAGGGAACTATGAGGATTTGTTTCAACCTCTGCTGTTGTCGTTGTTGCTGTATCTCTTGAACTTCCTCCAGTAGAGGTCGTTTCAGTCGTCTTAGCGTTGACTGCGAGTCGATTGACATCCGTTTCTTGATACTTCGGAAAGTTCCCAAATGGATCTTCGAAACCCACCCTGCCGCTCGCGTCCCGCGAGCGCCCATAGATTTCATCATTATCAGTAACACCAGGCAGATTGACGGGTGCCCCTGGTAAACTCCCAATGATACAAGGTTGCTGTGCTTCTTTCCCATCAGTAAAGAAACCTACAACCCAACTGCCTTCAACTAATCCTAAAGGAGTTTGCCCCACACCTGATACAGTAGCGCTAGTAATAGGGTTCATCACATGGGACCATGGCAGGTCAATAGTAGGGAGTATTGTGAGGTCAGGCGTGTGATACCCCAGACAGCGAACACGAACCCTGCCCAGAGTTTTCGGGTCTTGTCTATCTTCGACAACACCAACGAACCACTGAAATCCTTCTTTGCCCATAAAATTTTTCATAATTTACTTTTTCTTCCTGCTGATACCCTGCAAATTAAGTCCACAAGAGGATCCGTTATTATCGAGCATTTCTCTGTATGGGGGATCGTGGGGGAGTATGGGGGATGGTGACACCAACTCATAGTAAAATCCGTTGTAAAACAAAGACTTTCCGTCTACGCTTTTCCAACTAAAACTATCATATCTCATATCAATCCCCATTGTTTAATTAGTTTGTTTTCTTCTAAATGTGTACACGAATCACAACTACAAGATGGTATATCAAATCTTTCGTGTATATACCCGCATACCACAGATGTCTTTGTAAACTCGTCTGCATACTTGCCAATCGGTCGACAATGACATAAATGCCCACAGTTTGAACAGCGAATTACTTGTCCTCTTTTTCTTTTCATATCAAATTCTGCTTCTTCTTCGTGTATAGTCTTGATCATGTCAATATGCATATTACAAAGATACATAGTATAATCTCTGCAAGCGCTTTGATATCATTAGCAGCTATCTCTTGTTTATTGAGTCTTTTCATATCGTCATTATCGGTTGCTGAAGTGCAACGATTCCCATTGTAATTAATGTGATGAGTACAATAAAGAATGTTGTCCAGAGTAGCATTTTGTATATCATATAGACTATTTATAACGATAGTGGTAGGAAGCGTAGCGATCTATACTGCGACCGTGGAGAGAATGGAGAGTAATGGATGGTTTATAGCGACCGAGAGGAGTCCTTTATTTTGTTACTGCGAAAACTTCAGTAACGATCGGTTGAGTATTGGGAGGAGACCCCTCTGGAAAAATTTTCTAGTGTCTGTGGGATAGAGAGGAGATAAGAAAGTGCTTGACTATTTACTCTTGTTGTGTTATACTGCGAATATTACTTAATATCGACCTCTATAAGACTCTCGATTGTCTTGATCATCGGAGAATGATAGGTCTATAAGTTCTGCCTTTGTATTACTTGAACCAGAGGATGATCTATGAAAACTCTTTTCAGGAGGAAAAGATACATCATCATCATTTGGTAATTCATTGAATAATGAGTCTTTTACACATTTCATATGACATTGATATTGGCGTATTACAGGTTTAAATGTGTGTCTAAGTGTAGTAATAAGATATCTTCCAGCATGATTCACATCCTTTGTATCTGACCCTGGCAGTAATTTTTGTTTTGATAGTGTGCGTAAGTCAAAATCAATAACATCACCTGCGACTAACTGACATTGACCAGGAACAATCATTTCAAGTTTAATACCATTTGCGATTGAATTCTGTTGTGATACTCTCTTTGCTTCTAAAAGACCTTCAGATTGAGGTTGTACACCGAATATACCAGTGTCTTCATTGTGTAGAAAGCGTGAAGTTGGTAAAAGTGAGATACGACTCTTTGGATAATCACTTACACTTAACTGGTCGTAATCTATGGGAGCTGTTGAGATAGGAAATCTTTCGTTATAAGGTTTATTCTGTCTAAATGAATCAGTATGTAATTCTTCATTATAATTATCGTGATAGTTAAAATCAACCTCTTGATATGTTTTCGTATAAAAATCGTGCATAATCATATGTGAGGCATATGTTCCTGTTGCTTGATGAGCAGCACTATCATAGGTATTAATAAAATTATAACTATCTACTGACCTAAAATCATCAAATATATTCTTTGCATTAGGATTTCCTCCTGGATTACCTCCATCTCTTGGTCCGCCTTCACCATTTGATCTATTACCTACCGTTGAAGTACGCACTTTATGATCATATTTCTCGGCAGCAGGTCTTGCCATTCGACTATGTATTCCGACCATGTTTTCATAACTGCGAAAATAGTATCCCTGCGTTGTTTCATAGAAATAATATCCTGCACCTTTACCATGTTCTGATAATGCTTTATTTGATAACATCGCTATAGCATCCAAGGGTCGCAGGTTAGGAAAGGTATACTTATCAGAATTTCTAGTTGGTTCAAAATATAGTCTTTTTCTACTATCTAAACCTTGTCTATCTGTAAATATTCTTGATACAATTTCGTTAATAGGACCTTCGTCAGCATGACTGACTCGTGTTCTTATACTACGAAGCATTTCTCTTGAGCAAAAATGAAGTGTATAACGATCTATACCCTCTTTTACTCTTTGTTTATCAGTCATTTTGTATATGTACATCGGATGACCAGTATCAGCAGAGGCATCAATAGTCCCTCTTGCTGATTGCATCCTGAAAGATATTCTTTCATTACCAGTGAGTGGAATTTCTTGCATTAAATCTATTGAGTCTAGTACAACTATTGAACCTGTAAGTGAATGTCTATAAATGCTTTCATAAACATTTAACTCTATAACTAAATCGCTAATATCAAGATTTCTAGATTTTTTACCACTAGTACCTAATATAATAATTTCATCAGCGTTGTAATCGCCTGCGTATCTCATCTCACTCACAATTATTCACCTATAAGTTTTTCAAATTCTGACACAAATTGACTTAAATAGATTGGATTAAGTAATTTTATGCTTCTATATTTATCCTGTAGTCTTTCTTCGTAATCTCTATTCGATACAAGTATTGGATTATCGTGATCTGAATTAACTTCAACTCTATGTGAATAATCACTAGGACCATTACTTGTTGTACGCCCACTATCTTTTACTGTTTCATAGTGGTGTATGGTATCTTCATTTCCTGCACCGTACTTATCTGTTAGAAACTTGTCAAATTCAGGTTGTGTCATTGGCCATTGATGATACCTGTCAGATACATTATTTGTCATTAGTATTACCCAATGTAATTTAGCACTACCAAACCATTTCATCGCTATATCTTCGGGTCTCTCACCAGCTTTGATATCATAAGAATCATATAAAAACAATCCACTTCTTACACCTGATCTTAATTTTACTCGTTTTAATATATGAGTTACAAGTTTGTCATTACCTTTACCAACACTATCATATGTTATCAATGGAAATCTATTAAAAAAAGACATATTAGAATCCTTTTACTATCTTTTCTTTGGTTATCATTTCTGTTTCTTGGAATGATAATTGCATATTAATACTTACAGGTGATCCGTCATCATGTACTTGTACACCATTCGGAGTATAATTAACAGTACAATTTGTTAGAACACAGGTTGCAATTTTATTCATATATGAATTCTCAAAAGCTGTACCATCTCCATTTTGATACATATAGTGAATATCAAATTCTGCAGGAAGTGTCATAAATCTACCTGATCTGTCATTTTGCATTTCTGGTGCCATATGAAATCTAAACAATTCTATAATTTTTTTAATATCTTCAGTTTCTTTTGCACTTTTAGGGGTGAAATTAAAACTGTATGTAAATGTTCTCATTTCAGGGTTCTCAAATAACACTTCCATATAAGGATTAGTTGCTCTTCCAAAGAACTTATTAACAAGGGCACCACCACCTTCACCTAATCCAAGTGCTGACATCAATTCAGCAGCACCTGTTGTGGCAAGAGCTGATAATAAATCACTACTGACATTTACTCCTAGTTTTGCTAATGCCTCTTGATCTCGTTTTGCAAATGATTCAAGACCTCTCGCACCAGCAGCAGCTAAAAATCCTAAGGTACCAGTTTCAGCAGCATTATATTGCACTCCATATGTGCTTTCTATGTTAGAAGGAAGATATAATGCAATTGATTCTGAAATTCTTGTTGTTAAATTAGCATAAGAATTCATGCCTGAAAGTGATTCTTGTTTACCTAATGCTAAATCAGTTCCTTCAGAATTTAATATTTGTTGTTTTTTAGCAATTTTATAATTTTCACCAGCATGGATGTTAGTAGTTTTTACTCTTAGTTTTTGTTGAAGTGGACCAGCAATATCTGCCATATTAGGTCTTGTTGTTGGTGTTGCATATCCACCAGTGATTTGACCTATATTAGGTCTTGCTGGTGTTGTTGATGTTGCAGATCCACCAGCAATATCTCCCATATTAAAATTTCTTATTGGGTCTGCTGCTACCGTTGCGGCTGCCCCAGCAATATCTGCTATGCTAGGTCTTGCAGGTACTGTTGACGCGGCCGCAACTGCACCAGTAACTCGTCCTCTAAATGAATCTTGATTAGCAGCGGCTGCGGCATCTGATATTCCACCAGAAATAGCTGCTATAGTGGGTCTTGTTGCTGCGGCTGAATCTATTTCTGCCGCTGCGGGTCCAGTAATATCTCCTATGTTAGGTCTTGCTGCTGCACCTGCAGCTGCAATTCCACCTGTAATTTGACCTATATTAGGTCTTGTTGCCGCCTCTTTTGCGTCTTTATATATTGGTCCAGCAACATCTGCTATAGTGGGTTTTGTTGTTGGTAAAGCACCTGCAATATCTGCCATGTTAGGTCTGTCAAAGTTTGGTTCTTTTACTATTACTCTACCTCTATAAGACTCTCGAATGTTTGCTCTATCATCATCATATGCTTTCTTTCTTGCATCCCTTGCTTCAGCAACCTCACCATGGTTTGTATGATTATTTACATTGATATAAAATATTATATATTGTGCCTCTTGTTTATAATCAGACATACCACTAGGATATACATGAGAAGTAAATTGAAATGGGTCGCCGTCTAATTTACTATTAAGAGGATTAGAATTAGCGAGTTCTATCGGTGATGTTCTACTTATAGGTGATGTTGATCCTGTATTACCAGGACCACCAAATAAGTTATTCTTCAAATTACTCAACTTGTTAAATAGGGTTGACATATCTTTCCTTGATAAATATTGTTATAACTATTTATAAGTCTATGAGAGAAAGAACACAAAAATACAAAGGTAAATTTACACCAGAGAACCCGAAGAAATATGCAGGTGATTGTGATAATATCATCTATCGTTCTATGTGGGAGAGAAGGTGTATGAAGTACTTTGATAAGACACCCGGCGTAATACTATGGTCTAGTGAAGAATTAGCAATACCTTATTATGATACTGCAACTAAGAAACAGCGTAGGTACTTTCCTGATTTTCTGATTAAGGTTAAAACAGCTGATGGTAGTATCAAAACTCACCTCATTGAAGTCAAACCCACTAAAGATATGCGACCTCCTACTGGTGGTAGAGGTAAAAAGAAGTCAACTGTACTGTATGAGATGAAAACTTATCTTATGAATCGTGATAAGTTTGCGTCAGCAAGAAAATGGTGCGATGATAGAAATATTATCTTTGATATCTGGACAGAAAAACATCTACAACAAAAAGGTTAATTATCAAATCGGTGATCTCGAAATGAACTTTCACTTAATGCAGCAGCAGAAGAATCTATACCAGCAGCTCTTGCAACTGGATGATTACCACTATCAGGAGTAACACTAGTATTATTAGTGGTTGGTGCAATCGTGGTAATATTAGCGCCTGCTTCTTTTTTATCTAATAAAATTTTGTTTTCTTGTATTCTTTGATTTAGCATCTTTGTATTCCGTGACATAAACTTTTCATTATCAGCATCAAATGCGTCTTTACTATAATCATTTACCTTGCCACCAAGTTTTTTAATTTTTGCTTGATTTTCTTTAACTCTATTTCCACGAGATTCTTCAAATGGAAATACTCCATAGTAAAAGTCACCTTTGGCCATTGCTTTAAAATCTTTTTGAATTTCTGATCTCAACATTATTATAGCTTCATTAACATTATATGTACCTTTATCACTACCTATACTACCAAATGAACCTTCTCCGAATCTGAACCTGTTAGATTGTCTTTCACCTATTTCTTTTTCTTTATCAATATATTCAGAAGTTCCTTTATCAACTCCAATATTAAAACTTTTACCTAGTATTTGTTGTGCCAAAAAGTCCGTTTCTGGTGCAGTTTTAGCCGCCTCGACAGCTTCTCTAATTTTATCTGGTCCTGTGAATTCAACTCCATTAACAATTGGATTTGCTGCTGCTTTATCTTCTTTACTTACTGAATTACTAAAAGCACCTAAATTCTCACTCCATGTTATTTTACCTTTAGTATCTCTAGTTAATTTTTTCATTTTAAGTATCTTTTTATCAAAAACATTGCCAGTAGCTACATCAAACTTTTCTCCAAGATTACCTTCCTCGTCTTGAACTGTTTTTAGAGTATCTTCTATTTTAACATCTTCTTCAACAATTTGTTTAGCAATTTTAGTTGGATCTTTAGTTGAACTAGGAAATACAATATCTTTTGCAAGATTCAATGCCCAACTAAAAAAATCTTTTAACATCGGCATAATCGTATCTTCAAAAAATGATTTCATAATAGGTAGAATCTTCTCACCAACAGCTTTTAAATCAGTTTTAATCTTTTCGAATACTGCAGGAAAACCACCCTCATCAAAAGTTTTCTCTAATTCAAAGAAATATCCTATGACTTTTGAAAAAGCTTCTGTAATCTGTTCTTTATATTTGTTAAATAATGCGATCAATCCAACTAATCCTAATAATTTTAGACTTTTTGATAGCTTGCCACCTTCTGCTTGTTTTAGACGATCACGAGCAGCAGTTCCAACTCTTGAAAAGAAACCTGGTCCTTTTGGTGGTTCTCCTTTATCTTCATCTTTATCATTTTTTTCAAGGTTATCTCGAATATTAGCCCTTTCATCCATTGCCAGTGAAGAACGGTCAACATTTAACATTTGTTTTAATGTACTGTCAATTGATAATAAACTTTGTTTTATACTTTCAAATATAGACATCAACACATCTTGTGGAGAAGATCCTTCAGTTTCTGCTAAAGCACTTGACTGCGACCCTAACATATTGTTTTGAGGAATAACTATTGCTTGACGACCTGCACCTCCACCTGGTGTTTTATTAGCACTACCTCTACTTCCAAAACGCTCTCCACCAAATACTCTTTCGCCCTCACCATCTTCATCTTTGTAAACATTACCAGATTCACCTCCACCTAGTAGTCCACCTGCAGCTCCTGCTAATCCACCAGCAGCACTCATTCCCATTTGAGCAATTGTTGATCCTGCCATTAGTAATCCTCCACCTAATGACATAGCACCCCCTACGAGGGACATAGCACCTCCTGTTATTGAAGCCGCACCTGCTGCTAAAAGTGGTAATACCATTTGTTATTTCCTTGTTCCTGCATATAAACCAAACCATGCTGCTCCAGCACCAACAACCACACTAACAAGTCCTGATTGTTCCATAGAGGGATTACCTAGTGCCATATACCACAATACAACTTTGTATAGTAAGTAGATATATGTTGTTATGAATATTCTAGGAAATATTCTCCATGCGTCTAATGCCTTTGCTAAGTCTATAAAACCTTGATACTTATTCTTACTAGAGTCAACTATATTCGTATCAACTTCTAATTCGATATTTACCTTCTTAGTTTCTGTATCAATTTTTTTTACTTCTTCACTCATAGTTTATCCTTATTTATTATTATTTTGTTTTATTCTTTCATTTTCTTGTTTTATATGATCAATAAGTAATTGAACATATATTTCTCTTTCCCACGGTATCAGCCCTTCGATATCACCAAGAGAGTAATTATGGTGTTGCATTAAAGAAAAGTTTGTATGAAAATAATTCTCTAATGTATCGTGTGAGAGGGCTATCCGAAAAAATCGTTGAGTCCTGTTAATGTAACCTCACTTGTTTTTTTAGTTTTAGGATTTTTTACCTTAACTGTATGTTTTAGTTTAGGCATTGTATCAAAAAACTTTTGAACATCTTTAAATTGTTTTGTATTTAACTGTTCAAGAAATTCAATCAATTCTTTATGTGTTTGATCTTTAGTTTCATATACTTTTTTACCGTTATCTTCATAAATTTGTAAAATACAATTAGCAATTACATCTAACATATTGTCAGCAGTAATATTGTCGATACCTTTATCTACAAATGACTGAATTGTTGGGTATGTCATAATTAATCCCATATCTTTAGTTAGTTCAATCTTATTTGTATGATCTTCATCCACTTGTACTTTTATATCATTTAAATCAACTTCTACATCAGCATATGTTTTCATATCATCTTGACATAGTATTTTTAATTTAGATACTTCACCAACAGACTTTGCTCTTATCTGTAAAAATACATACTCTATATCAAACATAGGCATTGTTTCTACATTTAACTTTTTGTAAGTACACTCATTTACTATTTGTTTAATAGCATTAACAATGTCCTCTGGTTTTCCACTCTCCATAGCAAGAAGTAAAATCTTTTCTTCCTTCACTAAGAATGGTCTAAATTTAATTTTCTCATCCGTAGATGGGATTTCCAACTCATATGTTGGAGTTATCATTTTTGGTAGTGCCATAATTTATTCTCCTTTATAATGTAAAATTATGTAAATGGTGGGAATACTTTCCCTTTAAATATTTTTCCTAAAGGTAGTCTTTGTTTTTGTGTATTCAAAACATCTCTACCTGCTCTTTGTAGTTCTGCTGGTAATAATCCAAACAGTCCTTTATCTCTTTGTTTAATATCATGTAATTGTTGTAAAGAATTACCATACGGTTGATTATTGATACTTTCAGTAGTAAGATTATACCATTGTCTATACTGAAGTTGCACATTAATTCTAACAATTTCATTTGAAGAACCGTAAGCATAATCTATCGAACCTACTTGCTCAGGATAAACTTCCGTACACTCTATCGCATATGTTGGTGAGTCTTGAGGTGCTGCCCCTTTACCATCTGTTGGATCAATAGGACCATGTAAAGAACCTAACTGCATAATTCTCATAGTACCTACATAATCATTATAATATCCTACTTTATGTGTAATATTATCAACACAAGCTTTTTGCCACATCTCAAAGAAATGTCTTTCTCTTAAAAATTTATCAGCATAGAAACTTGCATTTATTGTTCCACCATATCCATGACCACTTACAATTTGTCTTCCTGGTCCATAAGTTTTTAATTCAGTTGTTGTTAAATCATGACCAGGCATGGTAATAGAATCACAATGTAAATTTATTTGTTGACTCATTGTCTTACTCATAATATTAAGATTAGTTGGTTCAGTTGTATTATGTGTTCCTGATTCTGTATGTGGATTATAAGGTTGTGATTGTGAAGCAACAATTTTTTCAAGATTAGTAGGTAAGTTAATCTGAACAGCATATCTTGCTGCTCTTGCAAATCCTTCTGCTTTATTCATAGAAGCGGTGAAACGACCAATCGTGTTTTGTGTATTTCCTCTACTTCTTAACCTAGGATCCTCTGTAACATTTACTAGACTTTTATCTCTAGGAAATCCTACTCTAATGTCGTGACCTGCTAGTTTAATTCCTTTTCTGAATATTGCCATTAGTAAGGTCTACCTTTCATAAATCTTGCAACTGGTAAAAATATTGCAATCGCCATTTCGTCTGCTGGTATGTTTAGAAATGATGTTCTGACTTGACTATTTAAATATCGTTTTGTTGTCTTTTTAAAGTATGGGTTACTAACCCAATCTATCATATATCTTGTTTTCTTATCAAAATTTTTATCACTGGCATATTCTGATAGTTGTTTTAAAAATGCCACTCTTGCACCAAAAGGTAAATAGTGAAAATTGATACCAATGAAACCACCCTTTGCAGGTTCTATTGGAAATATCAAAGGAAACTTATCATAGTAAGGTAATGTTGCTTTATATTTAGGATCATATCCAAACAAATTCATCATACCATACTTAGGACTTAGTGTTGCTTTTCCTTTGTTAATTAAAGACTTTGCACCAGGTGTAGTCATATTATTCACCTGTTTTCTGTACCAGTCAAATGATTTAGGTCCAGTTGTTGTGTCTAAAATTTTATCAAATACAGTCTTTGCCATACTACTATTTATAATGGTTTATAGATAGTGATTAATTCTTCTTTACCTTTAACCTTAATCTTATCTACTTCAACTGACTTGATACTTTCTAGTTTTTCTTGAGTATAACTCGAATATAATGTTGGGCAGTCTTTATAATCACCTCGACCAGCAGTCGCCTCTAATCGTGCGGCAAGATTGACAGCATCCCCTATGACTGAATAATCAAATCTATTTGTACTACCCATATTACCTATGATTGCTGTACCTGTGTTGACACCTGTTCCGACATTGATATCAGGTAGTCCTCGTTCTTTATATAATGCCTTTAACTCTTTTGTCTTTGCTTCTATTTCAATGGCACTCTTGACGGCCATCTCTGCGTGGTTCGGCATATCGATCGGTGCGTTGAATACTGCCATGATACAGTCACCCATAAACTTGTCAATCATAGCACCATTGTTGAGTAGAATTTTAGTCATGTCATCTAGAAACTCATTGACAAGTTTTACAAGACCTTCAGGATCATCTTTGTTTTTGTAGTATTCAGAAATAGGTGTGAACCCT